GTGATAATTAATCCAGTAGCTAAAGCATCGGTCAGATATGAAGTCTGAAAATTTCCGGGGACGTCGTCTTCAGGTGGCGCAGTCCGTCTTCTGAGTTTGAGAACACCATCTACCACTATGTCAAAAACGGCCGGCTCAAATTCATCTTCTGTAAATTCACAACCAAAGTGAACTTCATATCTTTTATTAACTGTACTACTAGTAGTCAGCGTCATTGAATCCAGATCAATAGGGGTTGCAGAAGTGGTTGATGTAATGCTCGTTGCTTCTGCTATCTGCTGATCTAACGCCGTTCCACTATCAAAACCTGAATGACTTCCTAATACAGCAACCGTTTCATTATTGGTCATTGCTGCGCCTTGCGACTCAATATCACCGATTGGGAATGTAAATACCCCCGCCGCAAGAACCGGGGTGCCTCCGATTTTAACTATAATGAATTGAGTTGAGTCGTCCTGCGCCTGAATATAGATAAGATCATTAACGACAAGCAAACTTAAGAAGACGGTCATATCCGTGCCGCTGTCATTTATGACGTTTACATATAGTTCCGTCGCATCATCTACAATCGTGTCATCAAAGTTAAGTCGTCCTGACGCCGGGGTGTTCGTAACTTCAGTACGATAACGCCATATACCAAGACCTTGAAAGCCCCCGCCCGAAGCACCACCAGCACCAACAGATTGAAGATCCTGTACGCTCAATCTACAATCTCCACCGCCGCAACATCACGCCAATATGCAATCAAGTAAAACTCCTCATCTCTGCTTTTGAGAAATTCAGTGAGACAATCCAAACTGCCAACGATTCTAGCACCTTTGATTAACTCCATGCAAGGCAATGAAGTGTCCTTGAATAGAAACAGAGTAGATACGGGGTCTACGAGTGGAACGGGTTTAAAATGAAATTCTACGTTGGGAGCGCGGGCGGGGACACTAAAAGCTCTAAGGTGACCCCCTAGTTTTGAGTCTATTCGGGCGTCTTCAGAGTCGTAGCAAATGACAGGTCGCTTCCTGCTGGCAATAACACTGATAGGATCGTTGAATCCTAAAATGCCAGAAATAACTGTTACGCCCCTCTTCCAAGCAGGGCCGCAACAAACAGTGAAGATTAAACTATTTAGATCCGGTTGACTTTTTCTTAGTGGATCGTTTTTTAGTTGTTGATTTTTTAGGTGTGGAAGAAGGCTTTTCAGGTTCAACTTCTGCCTCTTCAGCAGCGGGGGTATCAACGGGGTCTGTTTCAGGACCGGCGTCTGCAACCTCTTCTTTGGCAACGTCAGGTTTCTCATCGTCAGGCACTACCTCTGTGGAAGGTTCAGGATCGGAGGGCAACACTCCCTCATCAAGAAACTTACCATCGTCATCATAGAAGTGAATTTCCGCTTCAGGCCACAAAAGACGATACGCTTCCGCGATAAACTCAGATTTTCCATAGGACTCTTGGATCACGACAGCCTCGCATTTAATGCAATGCTCTTTTCCTTTGAACCCCGCAGCGAAAACCATATTGACTAAATTGCCTTCATTACGGACCGCAGCCGCAATGTCTTTCGCAGCCTCGGTTCTATCACGTGTGAAGTAGAGTATTGCTAGTGGCTTTGACATTTCTATTCCTCGTTATTAAAAAAGGGCGGCCGCAATACGACCGCCCGTCGTATGGGACTTAGAAGTCCGACCGAATGGCAAAACCACTCAGGTCTTTCACATCGTCCATGACAATATCCCAGTTAGTGCTGGTGCCAAGAGCTGCATCGTTAGGGTTGACGCCACCATTAGTGACATCCCACTTGCTACCCTTACAGCCTACATTGTAGGCGTATTCACCTTGCAAACGAGCAACGATGTTTTCCTTACCGGTGATAACATCGGTATACATCAGTTCCTCTTCACTATCTTCCATCACCACTCCGCTATCAACCAGGCCTAGCGTGATATACTTCTGCGGCGATACGCTCGTATCCAAGAGCGCGATAGAGTCCGTAACCAGGACAGGACGGTTCAACGTAACAGGCGACGCCTGTGCGATGTTGAAATTCGAGATTCCGTCAATGTTGGCAGTGATTTGAGCTTGGATTAGCTCAAAGAACGGTTTGGAGTGCATCACCCACATACTAATGCGATTGGACGCATCACCAAACAGGGCAAGACCGCTGACCAAGGAGTCAGTGATAAGACCTGCGGCGGCAGTGTGGATCAATGAACCGTTCGCGGTGATCGATGCGACAACGGACCGCAGACCTGAATCAAGCATTTCGACCTGCATGGCTTTTGCAATCTGCTCACCGAGCAAAAAGCTAAGAACCTCGAGGTCGGCGCTATCACCGAGCTTGCGGAATGAATCGTAAGTCTGATCGACAGGACCGACACGACGGTTTAGCTTCACGCTAATGTTCTCGTCGACTGGCACTGGGCTAGACGCTACGGTTGGGTTGGCCGGTGAAACGTTTACATCCCGGCGGTTAATGAGACTGGAAACATTCTTAAAGAACGATTCCTGGTGAAAATCACCCCTGCGGCGCTGTGTTACCAGGCGAATGGTGTTAAGTGATGCGGCATTGAACGCGTCAGTGTTTTGCACCAACGTTTCTACCATACCACCATGCACCAGCTCTGGGTAGATAATACCCTCTGGAAGACGACCAACTCCAGCAAAGGACTCGCGTGTACCTTCTGGCATTTAAGTATCCTCTATCTGAACTAGTAAGCCTTAAGCGGGCAGTTTCATAAACTCGTCTTCACCGTGCTCTTTAATGAACGCGACTTTGTCCTTCGTTATCATGCTGCTTCGCTTAAGGTCCGAGGGAATCACTCCCTTTTTGCCACCGGGTCCTTCACCGCCTCCGCCTGGGGGTGTCCCACCTCCCGACTTCACCGTATTGTCAAACGCGGTAGCATAGGTATCCTGATCTCGCATCTCGCTAACCAGTTCACGAACGGTAAGAAAATTGCCATCTCCGTTTACGCGGGGGTTGCCAGCGTCATCAACCACCCGCGCAACGAACGCGCCATCTTCCTCCACCATCTTCACGTGACCCTTCACGTGAGGTAAGAGTAACGTGACATTACCCTTAAATTCATTCAATGCCGCAACCGCTTCAGCGTCAATCGTTTTGCGCTCCAATGCGGTTAGCAGTTTTGCTTCCCTAGCATCTCTCTTGCCAAGCTCTTCCGTGTGCTTGTCTGTCATTTGTACTTTGAGCTTATCCCACTCGCCTTTCTTTTCTGCTTTGTTCTCGTTGTCCTTTTCTTCCAACTCCTTTAAGCGAGTGAACTCATCAGGGTCGAAGCCCGCGTACTGTTCTTCCAGGGCGCGTCTTGACTGTGTCAGGGTTTTATTGTTTTCGCGTTCCTTTTGGAGCGCGGACTTCAATCCTGTCACGTCCTCGACCTTATCAGCCGAGACCAATCCCTTGAGTAATTTTAGCTGAAACTTCCCTTCTGCATCAGCTTCGTATTCTTCGTGCAGTTCTTCGGACAATCCGTCAAGAGTGTCCAAGGTGGCTTGTAGTGGCATTTCGTTCTCCCTTCCCGGGTTATTGGTAAACTAAGTTCGTCATTATATTTGAAATCTGTATTAATTTGCAAGACTTAATTCACCAGATTCTCTAATTGGTCCAAAGTCACTGGATTACCTCGCATGTCTACAAGCTGAGTGAGAGTAATCTTACCTTCACGCCAAAGCTCTGCGCGACCAGGACCTAATAACTGGTTTTGGAAAGAAGTGGATTTACCTCGCAACCAATCTGAAAAAGTAATGTCGCCAGGAACTTCTCCATCCATACTCGCACGAGTTGCCATTGGAATGTCGGTCGCATCAATACCAAGTTCATCAAAAGATCGCAAAACAGGTACGATTGTGCTGCGACAATTAATGTGTCTGGGTGGTCCGCCGTTAAAGGGTAACGCATGGTCTATGGGCGACAAGTCCTCGATATCCCACACGAGGCCAGAGTATGCTATGCAGATATCGCTGGTCCTGGAATCAAGTGTGGATACCTGCTGGATCGCCTTCACGACATCATCCATATCCTGAAGACTAGCCAATCGAACTTGGTTTACAATTTCATTTATGGCGGTACGGACAATAGCTTCAGCACTTCGCCTAGTCGTCTGCATAATGCCCGCCACAGCAATACCGTCAACTGTACCACCCACAATACGCGTCGCTGCCTGCTGAACAGATTCACCATTTTCTAACGAGACCCGTATCTCATCCATGAAGCTTTGGTGGAATCGGGTTGATTGTCGTTGCCACCAGGAAGTAAGGGAGGCACCTTCAAACGACAGGTTACTTGATATGGCATTCGTTACTTCAGCGGGGAGAGCGTCGGAATTAAATTCTATTAAAACGTCAGCCATTAAATTACTACGTCACTGAGTCAGCTCGTCAAGCTCTTGACTTAAGTCGTCTAATTCCCAAAGTTGGCGTTCGGAGGCTTGTCCACTGTCCTTCAAATACTCAAGTTTTCTTATGTCTCTCTTAAGATCGCGAATATCCCTCTTATCAAGGGCTTGTTCAAAGGAACCGATTGTGATATATCGAGTATCCAGCGCCCATACTGTGGGCACGACAACGGCAACCATCGCAGTAGCGACAGCGCCTGCGGTAATTATCACTCTAATGGACTTCGACATATCATTAAATTTTATCATGGTACATGCTTCCTGACAACCTCAGTCGCCTTCTTGGTTTCCACTTTTGCGATACGTCTTACCGCTGCCCGCATGATACCTCCAATTTCTGAGTAGGCGGTTCGTATCATAGTCCTGGATTCAGTGTTAAGTCTTTTAAGCCGGCGTTCACGTGCGTCTTTGCGAGAGGTCCCATGAACATCAATACTGAACATAAGATTCTTCAAGTCACGCCCTAACTGCGTAATGCGCTTATTGACGTCACTCCGTACGCCTGCGTCAACGCGACGATACAGGACTTCCTGTTGAATCAAATCATCGCGTATTTCAACGGCTGCACTATCGGCCACGGATGCCAGTAGGGCCTGAGTTCCTGAAATTATTAGGCCGCTTGTAAGTAGAGCCGAGACTCTTTCGTGCGTTACCATTTGCATCCACTGAGGTCACAAGTGGTTTCGTAATCGGTTTTCCCGCGTTAGGTCCAAATCCACCTACCGATGGTCTATGTGTATGAAGTGCCATTAGTTTCTCCTACGTTTACGGCTGCGTCGCCTTTTATGTCTGGCCATATCTGCTACTCGCTCTATTGCCTGAGGTGCAAGTGTAGCACAGCGTCAATTTCGCAGACCAGGCCTTCGATTCCCAAACCTAGAACGGGATGGGAAATTCGTTAGAATCCGTTGCGCTGATGCGCTAGGGAACCTGTTCGCTGGGGTATGCCGCCCACCACTGACACGGACATTACGAGTTCTGAAAAGCTGAGTAGTGGAACGCCCTGGATTGGTTACCAGAAACATACCTAAGCGGGAGGTCCTAGAAAATCTACCTGCGGAAAGATTGGCCACTTTGTGTCATCACCTTGCTAAAGGAGGCTGGGCCACGACTGAAGAATCGTAGTTGACGAAACCGTTGGCGCCGGCCAATGTTCGTTGGATGGGGTGGAAACCGGTTTGCGAAACTGCCGGCGCCACTTCGATTAATATTCCTTATAGGCATCAGTGTAACTTCAAGTGATTGGGTGGTACGAGTGTCTCTATCTGAGTCTTAACCGTAGCCGCAATGAATTCTTTCGTGGCTCCCGTAAGCTCTTGCTCTGGAATTGGATGATTATGCTTTACCTTAGCGTAATCATGTGAATGAGCTTGGAGTTCATGTTCATGTGATAGATCCAAGGCAGGATGTGTATGTGATCCTATTAACTCTGAAAGCAAATCCATATCCTCCGCTTGATTAGCGATTGCCTCCCACAAGACATCAGTAGGTATACCAGGATCAGTCTTTGCGGGCCGCAACTCTTCCGGATCAATCAAACCCACTTCAATGGCTGCTTCCTTCCAGGGATTAACTTCTGCAATATTGCCACCGACACTGACAGCACCGATGCCTAGTAAAATCATTACCGTTGTTCTTACAGTCCATAAAATTTTGGCCCAAGCAATGAGTCTTTCAATAATTGTGGGGTCTGGAATGGACCAATCTTCCTCTTCCTCGGGGCTCATTAATCTAGCTGTATCGTCGCCCCGATACCAACTCCCCATTCGCTGTTAGATCTGGCTCCCTTTAAACTAAAAAGAAATTCCATTTTTTCAGTCTCTACCATTTTACCCACACCAATAGCCAAGGCTTCTGCTCCCTCATGATAGCCAGCACCGAGGCCGAGTTGCCATTTACGAGTATTTGTACCGAAGCTGATGGCATCAGCGGCCATACTTGCAGCCAAAACATCAGAAAGAGCATCACTATCCAGGCTGTGAATGTTTGTGATATTTGTGACTTCCGTGGTGTGGATATTATTAATGACGGGTGGAGGCGGTGGAGGCGGTGTTGGATAATTGTCATTGTCAGATCCATCTGCGGCCGCAGCACCCATAACTAGAAACCCAAAGAATAAAAACAAGATCCTCATAGAGGTATTCCTGTAATTTGTTCAATTTTAGCTTTTAGAGCGTCCATGTACTTCCGTGCCCATTCTGGTTGAGGAATAAACCCCCACCCAACAATAACGCCAGCCGCAAGATAAAGAACGATATCAGGTCGGTAAAACCAAAGGCCTATTAGCCCAAAGCCAATAATCGCGGCTCGCTTCATGGAGTACCGGACATCATTGCGTTACTGGAACCACCTGTGGTACCGGACTTCATGGTACTGCCGGAACCACCACCATCAGCGGAATGCCCGCCTGGATTAGCTTCCGCCGTTCCCGTCTTGACGTTCCTGTCCGCCCTCCCCGGTTGACGTGTTGCTCTCCTGCTGTTCCCCTTCGCTACGGTTCGTTTGGCCATCTGCTATTCCTCTTAGTTTGTGAGTATGCCCGTTCACTAAGGAAGTCTCACTACCCGTGGGCTCCCAACTGTGACGATGTTCATCAACTATATTAGTGAAGCCACCCGCTTGCAAGACATGAATATGCCCCTCCGTCTCCTCCGTCTCATCACCTATTTGATTGCCAGAGTCAAATTCTTCTTCAGTAAAACCTGCTTGACCGTCTTGGAATTCAAGATCTAGTAGATCGATTTCCAGTTTATGGTCGAAATCATCATTGAGTAAACCGCGACGTTTAAGCTCTTGCCAGTAAGTAGTCTGGCTGATGTCGTTGCGGCTCCGCATTTCGCCGAGTGCCTTAATATCATTGGCGTCTCGTTGAGTGATGCTGAAGTCCTTAAATACCGTTACACTTCCGCCATCGTCATCACCCAAATCTAAAATGATCCCGAATAGATCGAGCATCTGCTCTAAAGCGCCTTCAATCTGCCTCGCAAACATGCCCAACGGACTATCTGTTTCAGCTTGGTCCAAAGCCCTGCTGGTCGCAGTAACATCACCAGTGGGCCTGCGGATAACCATGTTCAAGCCTAGTTTCGCCATGCGCGATTCCAATACTTCAAGGTCTACTTGGCCGGCCTCAATGCCCGCACCAGTATGCTCCACATATTTCATGTCACTGCCTTGGGGTCCGCGCGTCATGGTGTTAGGGCCAATCTGTAACTGGAAGTCACCCCTTTCGTCGTCACCTAGACCACTACCGAACAAGAGTGGTACCCGCGCCACATGAAGAATATGGCGTTGATCACTATCGCTTTGCCAATGCGTGATGTTCAGATAAGCGACGTCTAGCAGCGGTGGGACTCCTACCATGAAGCCAACTTGCCAGCCGTAAACGGGTATCAAGGGTATCATATCTAGCTCGACTACATTGTCACTTTCAATTACCCAATCTTCGTTACCTTCTTCGTCAGTAACCTTACGGTAGATACGCTTGCGACCGATCTCCCATACATGGATACGCACGACAAGCGTTTGACTGAACTCATCTTCTATAGAGTCTTCACCAGTAGTGATAATGATCCGCGCTTGAGTCAAGACAACTTGGCCATTGACAACTTTACTCTTCCAACCTAGAAGCTGGGGCGCCTTAACGTGGATCGCGTAAGGTCGCATCGTTCCGTTCAACGCATCCGCGCGGGTAACGGGTTCAGCCCTTTCTGCTTCGATAGCATCGACGTTGGGACTATCAACCAGGATATATGTGACGCCATGGTTCAGGGCCGCAATACCTATCTGTTTCGTCCACTCGTTTATGTCGGTGCCTTCAGAATCCACGTCTCCCATGTAACGCATGATTACCGCGGGGACGTCATCTTCCAAAACTATGGGCTGCCGCATGATTTTACCCATTAGCTTCTTGATGGTGTCAGGGTAGATGGGTGTTAGGACGCTCTTACTTAATCTATTGAAATATGCCGTTTCGGGTTCTGCGGGCTCCTGCGGGAGGTATACTTTACTCGCGGACCGCATCGCTTGTGTGCCACCCCATAGCGTGTCAACCAAATCCCACGTACCATTCTGCAGGGTCCACTGGGCTGAAGGGGTAGCAACTGGATTTTTCTCTGTCATATATCGACTCGCTGTACGACGGCACCACGTTCACGAATGGGCCACTCTTCTGCAATGTAATATCCCACGCCGTCCGTTAAATGCGTCAGCTTTGGGTCCGATTTCTTATCAAGTTCGCCGCTGCCTCCCGCAAGTAAGCGAACACCTTCAAAATCCTTAATTGTCATTGGCGCCACGGCAGGATCTATCATAAACCGTACCGTTCCATCACCCGCGCGGAGACGAGTGTTGACTGCATTGATCCTAGCCCTTTCTGTGGGGTTGGATCTCGAGACTCTAAAATACACCCGTTCGGCCCCGAAGTGACTATATAATTTCTGTTTGACCAAGTCCCAGTCGCTTCCTTCAGTTTGAGCAGTGCCTCGAGCACCGCCCGTGGCGTCACCATAGACATAGACGTTCCCGTTATGGCTACCCCAGTCTTTGATGAACCTCTTGCAGACTGCCGGCGTGTTGGAGTTACGCGGAATATAGACTTCACCAATTACACCTGTCCCCTGTTCAGCGGGTTGCGCTACATTCCTGAACATAGCGTGACCCTTAATAGTGATCGCCGCAGCCTTGTGGACTTGACGCGGAAAATCCATCTCCTGGGCCACAACAGCGATGCCTGGATCAACATTGAAGTCCAAGCATAGCATCAAATCTGCGTTTGGATTGTAATTGGATTTTAGTTCAGCGCAATGGACCACCCTATCGAAAGGATAATATGCTTGGCCCTCAAAATTTACAAAACTGGCTTCATACTCTTGACGGAAGGTTAGCTCGTCTAAATCCCTTTTCGCAGACTCTATTTCTTTGGCTGGAAGGATGTCTGCGCTGAACCAAGTGAAGCCATCCCAGTCACCACCGTTCTTTAGATTCAATGGCCCGATAGCGTCGTTCCATGTGTCGTAATAATGATTACGCCCTTCAGGTACACCGATAAGCCAGCACCACCCACCTCTATCAGCCAACGCTGGACGTACATTAGCGCGCCAGGTAGTGTCCTTCATATTGGCGTACTCGTCTAGAATCCCACCATCCCAAGGTGAGCCTTCTATGCGTTCTGGCTTGTCCATCCCCACTACGCTGAGCATCGCGCCCGTGGCGTACCAGATTGTTAGGTCCGTTTCGCTCACACGACGAACTATTCGTTTAGGTGAAAGGGCCTTTAGGTCTTCCCAGTATATCCGCTTCGCCTGATCACGGGTTGGCGCCGCAGCAAAATAATTAGGGTCTGGAAATCTGGACTCTGTGGAAAGACAACATCTAACCACCTTTCGTTTCGCCCGCTCCGTCTTGCCCGAGCGACGCCCAGCGGGGACAACCTTAAAGCGAGCAGGCGACTGCCAGAGCCGAGTTTGTTCAGCGTGATACTGTAACTGGGTCCAACGATCAGTGAGTACGCTTAGTTCCGGTCCGGGGAACGCTTTCCATTTTGGGCTCCTGAATGCCATCTACCTCGTTCATCTCCTTCAACATTTCGCGGATTGTTTTGGCTGTCTCTTCTGGTGCTGTACGAGACTCATCGACTTTTCCGAGCAGACCCATCATAATCGCGAGATCGTTATTCGCTTTATGCGCGTCATGTAACTCGAAGTCCACATTGCGACCAAATTGGTTGACCGTTATTTTAACTTTCTTAATACATCTGCGAGCGGCCTCAGTTAAATCTCCAAGATTCCTAAGAGCCCAGTCTTTCTCGAAGTAATCACCGATGTCAACTTGAGCCCACCGAGCCCACCGAGCGATTACACTGTCCTCGTTTTCTGTTTCTGCTTGGAGCAATGTGCGAAGTTCTTTCTGGACCTGTAACTTAACAGCGGCTTCCTGCATCAGGATCGTTCCATATTCCCTATTCGTATAACCCGACCGCTCAGTCGCTTCCTGGGAGTTTCCGAGTCTCGCCATAAAATAACAGAATCTTCGTTTCTTCGGGGTCCAACGACATTTGCTATCGTTCGTATCTGCTACGGATAACAATTCGCCATATCTGTCTTCTGTGTCTTGGTCCATAATGCCTCCCGCATCTGCAGCACCCAATAGTAAACTGTTATGAGCGATCTGCAAGTATTCGCATAATACTTTTGGACATTCGGGTCGCGCAGCCCAAGAAATGACGCACATCTGTGACCGCTCATTCAATACATCCAAACAGGTAAACCGACATAAACCATTGATAAACGGTATGTAAGCGATTCTCATGTATTAATTGATTTGTATTGGACGGCAAGTAGGCGTCTGCTCGAGAACAGTTTACTTTAAGCAATCCGGACAAGCTGGCTCTGCTCATCATGGTAAACCAGTGGTAAGTCATTGAATCCACTATGGTTGTATTGGTTGAATATCCAGGTAAATTACCATATTTGCGATATCATTTAATACACGTGAAGTGGTAAACCGGAACTAAGTCTTTGAAATCATTTGTAAACAGGCTTGCGATATCATGCTCAATATAGTAAACTACAATTGCTCCCCTATACGCTTTCTACAGGCATAACGCTTGTGGTTGCTGTTCTTTGTCAAATATCACCCACCCGCGTACCCCTTCATTTCAGCGGGGGTTCATCCAAGTGGGCCCTCCTTCATTTCAGCCCCCTCCTGGTGGAGTCAACCTTCTGTGTGCTGCTCGCTCAGTCGTCGTCGTCAGTCAGAGCTTCATGCGCTGTGCTGCTTCACGTGCACCAGCCCCCCACCTCCTTTCTGTTTCACTGAAACTGAAGGCCCATGAGCGGACGCTGCTTCACGTGTGCTGTGCTGTGCTGCTCTTCAGCCGTGCGTGTGCTGTGCGTGTGCTTCAGTGATTGCTGTGCTTCAGAGCATGTGCACCACCTTCTCCTTTCAGCTTCAGTGATGGGCTGACTGATGATGAGCTGAGAGACAATTTCGTAGACACAGGGAATGAACAGCGCTCAACCCTGTGCCATACACATGCTCTTCTGTATGCAATAACTGTGCCCCTTTCACCATCAGCATACATGCAATAACCATGCCGATATCAGCCCTCATACACATGCAATTAACGTGCCGATATCACCTTCTATCACCATGCAATATACATGCCGATATGCCCCCTTTCAGCACCATGATAATGTGCGTTATTTACTAAAATCATTTGGCTGATTAGGTTGTATTATATGAGACCTTTACTATAATTAGTACATGTAAAGCAATACTGTTTTACTAAAACGAAGAAAGGAAATAGAAATGAGTAAAGCTAAAACTACTAAAGCACGTTCTACCAAAACCGTCATTCGCGCTATTTATAGCAAATCACCGAAAGGCGCTTTTACTCTCGCCCAGTTAATCAAAAAGTGTAACGCTGCCCTTGCTCGTCAAGTAAAGCCCAACACTGTTGAAACTGCCATTATCGACCTTAAAAATCCTAAATGGTCAGTCGGCGAAATCCTTGTCCTTGCTAAAAACGAAAAAAAGCAATTTGTTGTAGCTTAATTTTCGCCAGCTCTACTAGCGCCGCTCGTCGGCGCTTTTTTTTGCCTCGTCATTCCCCACCAGTACACTGCTTACAGCACCCCCCAAAGCTCATATATTACTTCTACCGCTCTCATTGGCTGCGTACACCGGCTCATTTAATACCCATGCTAGTGCATTGGGTGGTCCGTGAAAGCCCCATATCGGCTAAGACAGCGCTCCAAGAAATGTTAATTATTTACTAAAAAGAATGCAAATGATTTGGTGAAAGAGCTGTATTTTATGAATGATGTACTATACTTATACTGTAATTTAAACAAACACAAAGAAAGGAAATAGAAATGAAAAAAGTAATTATCGCAGTCGCAGCATATTTTAGTTATCTCGGTTATCAGTTTATTGTAAACGCAACTGAAAAAGTAGCAAATCATACAACTGAACTCGAAGCAATTTTAAAAGCTGTACAGTAAAAAACAAGCCCGCGCGCTGCTCACCCAGTGCGCGTTTTTTTCAAGAAAGGAGCAAATGAAATGAAACGTTTTACCTCAAAAATTGCGCTCATCACCGCAGCTAAAAAAATCTTTCGTTCACCCTCAATTTCAGATTATGGGAACACCGTTTGGATTTTTCAAAATTATGACCTCGTCGGCCATTTTGACACCTGGGACAATTCAGGCTCGCTTGCCTTCACCAAACTCGAAAGCGCCAACCTCGCTCACTCCCTTCATCAAGGTCGCTAGCCAGCACCCTTCACCAAGCCCCTTCGGGGGCTTCTTTTTGACCGCTCGCTCGTTTCAGTTTCAGCAGCCCCGCCCCACGTGCAGCACAGCGCACCCCTCTTTCACCAAATGCCTCTTAAAGAGGTGGCTCTCTCCCGCGTTCATTTAATACCCATGCACTAGCACCAGCCCAGTATTTGCCGCCCGCATCTCCACAGAGCGTGTGCCAGTCATTCGCCCGCTCTGGCGTTCATTTAATACCCAAGCGCTAGTACCAGCCCACTCTTTCAGCCGCTCAGACAGCCACTGGGTCCACATGTGATTCCAGCTGTGAATCCACATATGAGCCCACATATGATTTCAGTTATGAATCCACACGTGAGATTTCAGCCTTTCAGATAGCCATAGAGGCAGCATAGCTTCAGCCTATACCTTTCAGCTCAGTCATAGCTTTCACCTATGTGAGATCATCGCCTTCAGATAGACTGAATCGAGGTTCAAATACCTTGATTTCAGAAGCTCAGAAAGAAAGCGAGCCGCAATATTACGGGCCGCAGCCGCAGCCTCGCGAGGTGATTTCATTCTGACCAAATAAACCTGAGCCGCAAGATTTTCGACCAGCCGCAGCCGCAAGCGCAACCAAAAGCTCGTAGCCGCATCTTTAGCATTCAGTATGTAAACTTCATCCGCGCTCTCTCGTGTGCGTCGCTATACGCATACAAGCACCCGTCGTCCACCAACGAAAGCGACTCGTAGCCAAGCTCGCACTCCAGCGTAGCCAAGCGCAGTGCCGCAGCGTACTCGCGCGCATTCCAAATCAAACCTGAACTAAATTCCAAATCAATTTCAAATCAAATCCTGAATCGTTTCCAAATCAATTTCAATCAAAATGAGCAGAAAACTCAAAAAACGAATCCGCGAATTTGAATATTTTCTTTGAATATTTTGGCAAAACTGAAAACCGGATTTTGAGTTCTGAGGTTGATGAGTTTGAATATTTTCTTTGAATGTTTTGGAGGATTTCAAAACCCAATTTTCATTGACACATTCATACAAATCAATGGTTGTATTAAACGACACACCTGCTATACTTATATAGTAAGAGTTATACTTTAAATGAAAGGAGCAAACGAAATGTCAAACGAACTGTTTAAATTTATCCCGGCCACGGAGCCTCTGCTTGAAGATGACGAATGGGAGTTCGTAGCGGACCCCAACATTCGCATTCAGTGTGTCGCCACCGATTGTTTTTCTGTCCACGAGTGGGTCAGCATCGTCACCACTGACCATGATGGCACGGAACTTGACGAGAGTTACATTCGTCATTTAGCCTCCCACGGAAAACTCGAAGATGCTTTCGGTCATGTGATGCGTCTGAAAAAGGGAGGGCCGCAATAATGTGGACCGCAGAAGATTATTTAAAAATCGCCTGTGAAATCGTCGGTCTAGAAGGGCCGCATGATAATCACTATGTTCGAGAACTTGCGAAGGAACGAAGACTGCCGCGCCCAACTGATGTTCAGTGCGCCGCAATACTCGGCCTCGCTAAACAAGCGCTCGCTTCGGAATATTAAGAAGCTGAGTTTGAATATTTTCTTTAAATGGAAAGGAGCAAATGAAATGAAGTTAAGTATCTTTAAATCAGTCGATGGAAAATTGAACGTCGTCCAACTCGATGACCTCGGTCGTCCGTCGCAATTGATTCAATTCAACGAGCCGCTATGTCTTACCGCTGCCCACGTCGTTTTATCGTGTTTCCAAATCAACCCTGACCGCAAGGATGTTGAAATTGAATATTTTGTCACAAATGAAACCTTGAGCCTCGCTGTCAATATATCGAAGTGCTCGCAAATAGTTTTCGATCAACCAAACCCGGAGCCGCATTGAAATGAGCACATTAATTGAACATGAAGGCTCGCATGCCAAAACATACGCCAGCCACGCCCGCGCCGTAAAAGCAATCACTAAAAAGTTTGGTGAGCGCCA